GAAATATCAAGGAAAGGTCTTTGAATCAGAAGATATTCAAGACAACTTTGGATTTGTTTATCTTATCACAAATAAAATAAATTCAAAACAATATATTGGTAGGAAGTATTTTTGGGCTTTTAGAACGCCTAAAGGAAAAAAAAGAAAAGTAAAACAAGAAAGTGATTGGAAAAAGTATTATGGGTCTTGTCCAGAACTTAAAGAAGATATCATCAAGTATGGTAGAGAGAATTTTGTTAGAGTTGTTCTCTCAATACATCAAACAAAGGGCAAAACTAATTATGAGGAAACAAGACAACTGTTTGTCAACAACGTCCTCACAGAGTCCCTTGACAATGGAGACCCAGCATTCTATAATAGCAACATCCTCTCAAGATATTTTAGGAAAGATTATTATGAACCAATCGCAAATGATCAATCTTTGCCAAAAGGAAGTTGATCATATGATTGATCGTATGCATGATCTTTGTGCAGAAGGAAGAGTAGATGATGCAAAATCTTTATATGATGAAATTAAAGATTGGATTTCTCTAGAAGAGGGTATTGATGTAATGTCACTTGACTATATTAATGGTATCTTGTAACATAGCTAAATAATCATTCATAATGATTTTTATCATGAGTCTTTGATTATGACTTAGAGCCGTGGGTAATGCCTTCTGAAAAGATAGGAACTTCTCCTTTACTTATACGGATGTAGAATTCAATTAACTTAAATGCTTTCAAACTTTACACTTGTAACTGTTTCTCTTCTTGGAGCAGTTGCAACATCAGCGGCAACACTGCCAACACCTAGTTTTGCTACTTCTGTAGTTGCACAACCATTTGCAATTATACAAGAAGAACCAAGTAAAACTAAAGAGACAGCAACCAAAGAAGTTGTACCAGAAAAACAAAAAGAGAAAAAGTTAATTTGTAAAGGGTGTAATACTAATGAGTCCCAAGCTTTGGAGTTTCTTCAAAGACGTGGAATCACTGACAAAAACGCCCTAGCTACCATTATGGGCAATATCAGACAAGAATCTACCTTCATTCCTAATATTTGTGAAGGTGGTTCTAGAACTTCTTATCCTAACTGTGGTGGGGGGTATGGTCTTATTCAATGGACCAATGCTTCTCGTTTCTATGGACTAGGAAGACATGCTGCGCGTATTGGTGCAAATCCTTCATCACTGAACACACAACTTGATTATATGTTGCATGAAGGTGATTGGAAGATGATTGAACCCTATATGAAGACTCCTGGTGGGTCTATTACTCACTACATGCATATTGCAAGTAAGTGGATACGTTGGGGACATCATGGAGCAAGGACTGACTTTGCTTATAATTATGTTAGAAAACTAACAGTTTCTAATAGTTGACAAATTGAATAGTGGAGGATATAATTCCTCCATGCTTACTGCGAAATTGGTGTAGTGGTAACATCCCATCCTTCCAAGTTGGTGTCACGGGTTCGAATCCCGTATTTCGCTTACCCTTTAAAGGGTATTAAATAAACTTCGTAGTTGTATTTCTTAACAAACTATATGAATTTTCTTAAACAATTAATGCTCTTGCCTGTTGCATTGGGTCTTATTGCTCCTGCAGTGAATGCTGCAGAACTCAATACTGAGGATGTCAATAAGTATGCCACAGCACAACAGGTTACTAGCATAACTCAATTTACTGATGTTCGTCCTACTGACTGGGCATATCAGGCACTTAGCAATCTTGTAGAACGTTATGGTTGTGTAGCAGGTTATCCTAATGGCACCTTTGTGGGTAGTCAGTCAATGACTCGCTTTGAAGCAGCAGCACTTCTCAATGCTTGCCTGGATCGTGTAACTGAAACTACAGATGAACTCAAAAAACTTCTTGCTGAATTTGATACAGAACTAACTGTCCTCACTTCTCGTGTAGATGGTCTTGAAAGCAAAGTTGGACAACTGCAGGCAACTCAGTTTTCAACTACTACTAAACTTAAGGGTGAAGCAAACTTTGTTCTTGGTGGAGTTCCTGGTCTTAAAACTAATGCTGGTGGAAACGTTGGAAACACCGCATTTAACTATGATCTCCGTCTGAACTTTGATACTTCATTCACTGGTAAGGACTTGCTTCGTACTCGTCTGCGTTCTGGTAACTTTAGTACTGATCCTTTTGGATCTAGTTCTTCACTATTCAAACTTGACAAGGCAGAAACTTATGCAGATCAAGTTGTCATTGATCGTCTGTACTACCAGTTCCCAGTTGGTAAGAGTGTAACTCTAACTGCTGGTCCTCTAGTTCGTAACACTGAGATGGCTTGGATTCCTTCTGCTTATAAGTCAGAAATTCTGGACTTCTTCCAACTTGGTGGTGCATCTGGTGTTTATAACAAGGCAACTGGTGCTGGTTTTGGTGCTCAATGGAAGCAACAAGTTCCAAAAGGTCAGGGAGGATTTCTTGCTGGTCTAAACTATGTTTCACAGGATGGTGACAATTCCCAAACTGGTGTCTTCAATTCAGATAGTGGATTGAACTTTATGACACAAGTTGGTTATCGTGCTCCTCAGTGGGGAGTTGCTGCTGCTTACCGTTATGGTAGTGAAGGCAGTCGTGTTCGCACCTTTAATGCCCTTGGTGGTGGTTCTGGTGCCCTTGTCGGTGGTCAGGAAAGCAATAGTGTTGCTCTGAATGCTTACTGGCAACCTTCTAAGAGTGGAATAGTTCCTTCCATCTCAGCAGGTTATGGTTATAATGATATTGATGGTGCTGGTAAGAAAACTGGTGCTACTGATTCTGATTCCTGGTTCGTTGGACTTCAGTGGTCTGATGTATTTGTTCAAGGCAATGCTGCTGGTATTGCTGTGGGTCAACCTGGAAATTCTGACAATGTTTCTGAAGATGCCACGATGCTTGAATTCTTCTATAAGTATCAAGTCTCGAATAACATCAGCATCACTCCTGCTCTCTTCTATGTGAGCAATAATGCCCGTTATCAAGGAGAATCTTCTTGGGGTGGAGTGGTTCAGACCAAGTTCACATTCTGATAAATCACTCATAACTTGAGTGGAAGCACCCCTTTCTGGGGTGTTTTTTTATGTTTGTAATTTTACTAATAAATATAAACAAATTATGCAAGATCATGTTAAAAATAAGATGCAAGAATTGTAATACAGAATTAATATCGCATCCAACAAGAACTAAATGTTGTGGATGTGAAAATATGTCTTCTATAACAGGAGAAACCATTACAGCAATTGACTTGACATTAGTTGAATTGTTGAGTAGTATAGACAAGAAGAATAAAAATTCTCTCTTTTCAAAAGAAGATCTTGCTTTTCAAGAAGCAAGAAAAAAACGTAAAATTAAAAAATTGGAGTTTGAAATTAAATGAGTTGGGAATCCCCAAAACTTTCAAAAAATGATATTGAATTACTTACAGTATCATTAGATGATTATATCTATTATTCCAAACAAGATGGAATGGACGTACAAGAAATAGAAAAAATACTGCTAAGGTTGAATGACCACTTGCAAAAATTTTAAAAGGGTTGACTCAAAACTAAATTCATAGTATGATGATTAAATGAACTTCAACATTATGGAACAATTTACTATTGAACACTTTCAACAAGATTTTGATAATTTGTTGAATAGAGTTGAAAATGGAGAATCATTTTTAATTACAAGTCAATATGGTAATGCTGTAATGACTCCTTATGCTGGAACAAATCAACTAAGTGTAGTTGATGAATTTGTTAAGATTCACACGGATCACGAAGAAGGATCTTAACTTTTTTAGGGAGTATAGCTTAATGGTTAGAGCGGGCTCCTTATAAGGGCTTAGTCTGGGTTCAACTCCCAGTATTCCCATTTGCTATTTGCAAATAGCAAACATAGTCATGGAGAGACTTTAAAAACCCTGGTCGGGAAGAACCCCCTTCAGTCATGGAGAGACTTTAAAAATCCTGGTGGAGTCAATATGACCCTCATTAGGTTTCCAATTTCCTTAAAGAATTGGTGGTGCGGATGGGATCTTACTCCCGCCTGGTTTCTTATTTCCAGTCAAAGAATAAGTGGCGAGCCTGGTAAAACCCATAAGAGGAGTTGCATAAACTCCTCTTTTTTAGTATAATAATAAAAAAGTAATCTGTATATGAAAGTAGCTTTAATTACTGGTATCACTGGACAGGATGGATCTTATCTTGCTGAATTATTACTTGAAAAAGGTTATGAGGTACATGGCATTGTCAGAAGATCATCCCTTATTAACACTCATCGTATTGATCATATCTATGATTTTATTACTCTCCATTACGGTGACCTTACTGATTCTACCAATCTGGTAAGAGTTATTAAACAAGTTCAACCTGATGAAATTTATAATCTTGCAGCACAGAGTCATGTAAAGGTATCTTTTGAGATGCCAGAGTATACTGCTGATGTAGATGGGGTTGGAACTTTAAGAGTTCTTGAAGCAGTAAGACTTCTTGGTATAGAAGATAGAGTGAGGATCTATCAAGCCTCTACAAGTGAATTGTATGGACTTGTTCAGGAAATACCTCAGAAAGAAACAACTCCTTTCTATCCAAGATCTCCATATGGCGTTGCTAAATTATATTCATATTGGATCACTAAAAATTATCGTGAATCATATGGAATGTATGCCTGTACTGGCATTCTATTTAATCATGAATCACCACGAAGGGGTGAGACTTTTGTGACTCGTAAAATTACTCAGGCACTCTCTAAGATTTCTTGTGGACTTCAAGATGTTTTGTATCTTGGAAATCTTAATGCCAAGAGAGATTGGGGACATGCAAAGGATTATGTTGAAGCAATGTGGTTGATGCTCCAACAAGATACACCAGAAGATTATGTGATTGCTACAGGGGAACAGTATTCTGTTAAAGAGTTTGTGGAAAAAGCAGCACCCTATTTTGGTATGAAGATTGTATGGATGGGTGAAGGGTTGAATGAATTTGGATATGACTTGAATACTAAAAAAACCATCATTAAAGTGGATCCTAAATATTTCAGACCTGCTGAAGTAGAGACTTTATTAGGGGATGCCACAAAGGCAAAAACACAATTAGGTTGGGAACCTAAGATTTCATTTGATCAATTAATTGAGGATATGTGCATTTATGGACAGTGATGCTAGAGTATTAGTTGCTGGTGCCAATGGTATGGTTGGTTCAGCAATTGTGAGAAACCTTGAGAGTAAAGGATATACAAATATCATCAAAGGTACTAGAGATGATCTTGATTTTACAAATCAAGATGAGACTGAAAGATATTTCTGTTCAGAAGAACCTGAGTATGTCTTTATTGCTGCTGCTAAGGTTGGTGGCATTATGGCAAACAATAATTATAAGGCAGATTTTCTGACTGAGAATCTTCAAATCCAAACTAATATTATTCAGCAATCTTATAACTTTGGAGTAAAGAAACTCCTGTTCCTTGGTTCCTCTTGCATCTATCCTAAGTTTGCTACTCAACCAATCAGAGAAGATCAGTTTATGACTGGTTCTTTAGAACCAACAAATGATGCTTATGCGATTGCCAAGATTGCTGGTATTATGATGTGTCAGGCATATAGAGAACAGTATGGGTTCAATGCTATTTCATTGATGCCTACCAATCTTTATGGTCCTAATGATAATTTTGATTTGAATAGTTCTCATGTTCTTCCTGCACTTATTTCTAAGTTTCATATTGCAAAAGAATCACATGCTCCTGCAGTAGTATGTTGGGGAGATGGATCTCCAATGAGAGAGTTTCTGCATGTTGATGATTTGGCAGAAGCTTGTTTTAGATGTATGATTTCATATAATGATTCTGAAATTATTAATGTTGGAACTGGTGAAGATCTAACTATTAAAGAACTCACAAAACTTATTTCTATTATTGTTGGATATGATGGTGCAATATTGTGGGATGATTCCAAACCTAATGGAACACCTAGAAAAGTATTAAATGTAAATAAAATTAAATCACTTGGTTGGAGTCCAAAAATTGGTATTCGCCAGGGAATCTATGAAACATATGAGTGGTATAAGAATGAACAAACTAGTAATCTTTGATTTAGATGGTGTTCTTATTGATAGTAAAGACTATCATTATGAAGCACTGAACCAGGCACTTGGGGAGAAGTACTCCATCAGTAGAGAAGAGCATGTTAGCGTTTATGATGGTCTTCCAACCAGGGCAAAGTTAGAACTTCTTACTAAAAATAAAGGTCTACCTGTAGATCTTTATGATCAGATCTGGCAAGATAAGCAAGAGGCAACTCTTAAGATCTTTAATGACTGTGTAGCAAAGGACTATGAGTTGATGGGATACTTTCAACAACTTGTAGATGCTGGGTATAAGATTGCTGTTGCATCTAATTCTATTAGGAATACTGTTAAAATACTTTTATTAAGATTAGGAGTATTAGAGTTTGTGGACATGTATGTGTCCAATGAAGATGTTGTAAGGAATAAGCCATTCCCAGCAATGTATTGGAAGTGTATGACTGCTCTTGGTGCTCTTCCTGCAGACACTGTGATTGTTGAGGATAGTCATATTGGTAGACAAGGTGCTCTTGATAGTAAGGCACATCTGGTTCCTGTAGAGAATAGAAAGGATCTTAACCAAGAAAAAATTAATAGAATTAAAAAGATTTTAAATGGCACAAAACAAAAAGTGGCATGGGAGAGTAAAACTATGAATGTACTGATTCCTATGGCTGGGGCAGGTAGTAGGTTTGTAAATGCAGGATATACATTTCCAAAACCTTTGATTGAAGTCAGAGGCAAACCTATGATTCAAGTTGTGGTTGAGAACCTAAACATCAAAGCAAACTATACTTTTATTGTTCAGAAACAACATTATGAAAAGTATAACCTAAACTATCTTCTTCCTTTGATTGCTCCCAATTGCAATATTGTTCAGGTAGATGGTATTACTGAGGGAGCTGCTTGTACCACTTTACTTGCTAAAGAATTTATTGATAATGATGAACCTCTGGTAATGGCAAACTCTGATCAGTTTGTTGTTTGGGATTCAAATGAAACTCTTTATGCTTTCCAGAATGGAGAATGTGATGGAGGTATCCTGACATTCCCAGCAACTCACCCCAAATGGTCCTATGCTAAACTTGGTGATGATGGGTATGTTGAAGAAGTTGCTGAGAAGAAACCAATCTCTGAACATGCTACTGTTGGTATCTACTACTGGAAGAGAGGTTCTGATTATGTAAAGTATGCAGAACAAATGATTAAGAAAAACATTAGAGTTAATAATGAATTCTATGTCTGTCCAGTATTCAATGAAGCAATTGAAAGTGGTAAAAAAATTAGAATTAAAGAGATTGAAAAGGATGGAATGTGGGGTATTGGAACACCTGAAGATCTAAATTATTTCTTGGAGCATTATAAAGAATGAAACTGATTGCGCATAGGGGAAATATTAACGGACCTGACCCTTCAAAAGAAAATACCCTTGAGTATATTGAACAAGCAATTGCTCAAGGATTTGATGTTGAGGTTGATGTTAGATATAGTCCTTTAGATTCTAAATTGTATCTAGGTCATGATGGACCAGATCATAAAGTAGATTGGTTTTGGTTTGGTAAATACAGAGACAATCTATGGATTCATTGTAAAAACATTGAAGCACTTTATGAGTTTTCTAATGGTACAAGTGGATTTAATTATTTTTGGCATCAAGAAGATGATTATACTCTAACCAATAAAAGACATATTTGGACATATCCTGGTAAACCATATACATCTAGATCTATTATTGTTATGCCAGAATGGAATAAAAACATAGATGAATTTGTTGATCTTAGAGCATATGATTGCTTTGGTATTTGTAGTGATTATGTTGGGTATCTAGTATGAAATTTACTTTTGGTATTATTACTGATGGAAATTCTGAAGATAATTTAAACAAAGTTATTGATAGTATAGAGTCACAAAATATTAAAGAGTATCAAATTATAATAGTTGGGAATAGTTATATCTCTAGAGATAATACTTTTATAATTCCATTCAATGAAACTATTAGACCTTCTTGGATTACTAGGAAAAAGAATTTAATTACTGTAAATTCTAGATATGAAAACATAGTTTATACTCATGACTATGTTGTTTTTGAAAGTGATTGGTATAAAGGATTTCTTCAATTTGGAGAAGACTTTAATGTGTGTATGAATAAATTTGTGAATCCAGATAACTCAAGATTTAGAGATTGGGTAATTTGGCCACATAATGATAATTTTATGGATGATATTGTTCTTCCTAATAGAGAATGCCTAATTCCATATGACATTACGCATCTATCCAAATACATGTATATCTCTGGAACATATTGGGTTGCTAAAAAAAGCACCATGATGGAATTTCCTTTGAATGAAAATCTTTCTTGGGGACAAGGTGAAGATGTTTTTTGGTCAAAGCAAGTTAGACAAAAATATGATTTTTCAATTAATCAATTCTCAACAGTAAAATCTTTAAAGTTTAAAGATCCTGCATTTAATATTACTGGTCAAGATACTGCTGATAAGTTAAGAGAGGTTGTATGAAAAAAGTTGCAGTTATAATGCTTGGAGGCATTAGGCAAAAGGATCTTTTTTGGAAGTCCTACAATAACTGTATCTCTGGATATCCTCATGATTTGATAGTTGTTCATAGAGACTATGCTGGATTTCCATCTAAGGTTAGAAACTATGATGGAAGGATGATTATAGAAAACAAAATTATTAATGGTCAAGATATTCCCCATAAAGCTTTTGGTGCTTATAGGCATTACTTCTATAAGTATAAAAGTGATTATGAATTTTTTGTTTTTATATCAGATGATGTTATCTTAAAAAGAGATAATTGGTTAAAGGATATTATTCATACCATGTACTCCCATGAGAAAATTGGATTTGGAGCAAGTCAAATATTTAATGGACATAAATCATATCCACATGAAAGTCATTTAAGATCCCCTTTTTGGTTTGCTAAAACAGAAGTATTAGATCAAATAAATTGGGAGTTTACTTGGGATCATGATGGAGAAATGAAAATAGGAGATCAATGCACTGAAGTTGGATATGTTGGAGTTCAAGTTGGCAATAAAATTAATTTAGGATATGATGCAACAGAACAAGATCATATTACTCAACTACTGGAAAAAAAATATTGTTCCCCTTACAGTCAGTATTGTAAATTTAAAGGAGATGATTTTTTTAAAATAGCTTTTGAGAAATTAGTTGAGAACGATATATTTCAAGAGTTTGTAGAATCTCCCTATGCTCATATAGGATTTCAAAATACATTTATTGACATTGAACCATTTAATAATTTGATTTATTATCCTTCATTAGAAATTGCCAAATCCTATTCCTTAGTCAAAAGTCTCCCATACGATATCAATGTGTTATGCTAAATTTTAAACAAGTTACAGATATTCTTTTAAATCTAAAGGGAATAGAGTTTGGAGGACCTACTGAACTTTTCAGTGAACTACAACATAACATGTTACTATATCCATATGTAAATTTGGATGGGGGAAATATTATAAGTAATAATTATTTTCAAGCAAATATATCATCAAATTTTATCTATGGAGATAAAATAGGAAGACAATATGATGTTGATTGTACAAACGAAGATCAATTAAAGAAGTTAAAGAAATATGATTTTGTTGTAACCTCACACGCAATAGAGCACTTTGCAAATCCAATTCATACCTTAAAGTTGTGGGAACAATATCTGTTAAATTCAGGTGGATATATTTTAACTATTATTCCAGACTATCAATATTGTTTTGATAGAAAGAGACCTTTGACAACTCTTGATCATTTAATTGATGATTATATTAGTGGTATTGAAGAAGATGATAGAACACACATAGAGGAACAGAAACAATTACATGATTGGTCTTATGGTGGACATCATCAATTCTATGAATTATGTGAAATCAATCATCTTACAAGAGTTGTACATCATCACACATTTACGATAGAATTAGTAGAAGAACTTTTTGCCTATTGTGGATTTGAAAAAGTTTTATCATTCAAGCATGATGAATTGAACATTGTAAATCTCTCTAGAATTCCATGATTACTATTAACTATTTGTCCCATCAAAGAAAAGATCTCCATAAGTATTGGGAGATAACAACACATTTTCTGAATAAAATTAAACCAGAGAATAAAGAGAAAGTAAAAATTAATATTCTTGCATCAAAGTCTTTTGATTGGGGATCTTATCTTGAAGGATTTGATTCTCAGGTTATGGTGTTTCCTGATGTAGAACTCAACTACATGCAAAAGATTAGTGCAGCATTGGATGAAACGAATAAGTATTCAGTTAAGCTTGATGAGGATTGTTTTATCAGTAATCATGTATGGGATTATATTATTGAAAACATAGATGTTTTGGATGATGAAGATAACTTTATTCTCACTCCAATGTTGTCTAATGGAATCCCACACACTGATAGGTTTGTAGAATCTTTTATTAAAGATCCTTGGGTGGTAGGGGCAATATACAGAAATTATTTGAACCAAGAAATGCCCAATGGATTATGGGGTGCAGATTATACTCCTCTAAATGCATATACAATCAATGCTAATTCTTGGGATTCCAAAGCATTTTTTGAAGGTGTTTCTAACCTGAATACATACTTAAAGGGAATTCACCCTATTAGAATTTGTGCTAAATCTCAGTTATTATTAAACAATTATATTGTAGAAAACTTTGATAGACTAATATCAAAGCATGACTATAGTATTAAAGAATTTAAAGAACCATATTACACAACAAGCACATTTATAATTAAAACTGAAGATTGGAGAAGGTTACTAGATATTGGTGCTCATGATTCATTTGATGAGATTCAGTTGAATCTGTATAAAGAAAAATATAATAAAAAGTTTCTTTATATTGAAAATGGATTTGGTATTCATACCATTTACAATACCATCTATGGTAACAAAAATATTTGGAACATAGGTATGGAAGATGGGTACACCTATGAGGTAGAATTTGTAGACAGCATTCTTGGTAAATTAAAATGATTCATTGTATTGGAGATAGTCATTCAGCAGTATTCAGTGGTGAGGAAACAATGCAACCTTGCTGGCCAGATCCAGCTGCAAATACTCTTCCTTACTTTAAAAGTTATAGGATAGGTCCAGCAACAGCATATCAATTAGCAACTAAGCAACCTATTATTGAATCTCTAATTAATTCACTAGAACTTACATCAGAAGATTATTTAATGTTTTGTTTTGGTGAGGTTGATATTAGAGCTCATTTAATTAAGCAATCTAAAATTCAAAATAGACTAGTAGAAGAATTAGTGGTAGAATGTGTAGAAAGATATGTTGAATCTTTAAGTGTATATAAAAAGTATAATATTCCTATTATTGTATGGGGACCTATTGCGTCATGGTGCGATCAGAAAGTATATACTGGAGGTCCATCTTTTGGAACAAATTTGGAAAGAAACCTAATAACAAAGCAATTTAATACTACTCTTGAATTGCTTTGTATTAAAAATCAATTTAAATTTATTACAATCTTTCCAGAAATGCTTAATGATGATGGAACAACCAATGGCGATTTTCTAGATGACTGGGAAGGATCTCATATGCATTTGTCCCAAAGGTCAATACCAACAATACTACAAAATTTTAAATCTGCAGGATTAATTAAATGAGTTACAAAGGTTATGAAAATAAAGTTGAATTCATTAAAAATGAATTTGTAAATTACTATGTAGATAAAGGACCTGAAAATGGAATCCTTCAGGGGTTTAAATATCAAGGAGCAGCAACTCATTGTAGAAATTGTCTTGCCACTTTAGTCAAAATGATTGAAGCAAAAACTGTTCTTGAAATTGGTTCTTGGCATTATGAAAGTTCTAATGCTATGGCTTTTGCTATGGATGAACTTTATGGTAGATCTGGATATGGTGTGATTGATTCCTTTGACATTAGAAAGGGTGGTTATGATGGACAGATTTCATATGTTCCCCATTCAACTAGAGTCAATGCCAGATATTGGTATCCTCATCATTCAGATTATGATGATTGGAAGTATAAAGTAGATCTTCCATTTAATGATTTTGTAGACTTTACAAATGATGAGATTTCAGAAAAGAATATTCAAATTCTTAAAGAAGCATCTAAAGATTTTGGTAGCAGATATGATCTTATTTTTGTAGATGGAGATCATTCTTATGAAGGAGTTAAGAGAGATTTTGAAGTTGCTATGTCAGTAGCAGATAAAGATACTCTTATTGTTATTGATAATGTTTGGGACATTAGACTTAAAGATGTCAGACAATTTTATGATGAACTTGAATTAACTAAGTGGGACTTTGAAGAATGGAATGATGAACATTATCAAAGTAATATGGTTCAAGATACTGCAATTTGTATCCTATGAAAATTAAAGTTTATTTTGTTACTTATGATAATAACTTTGAGTTAAATAAAACTCTCAAGACATTTGAAAAAAGTGGAATCAAAGATTTTGACCATGAAATTTTTATAGTCAATAATTTTAAAGATGCTCCAGTTGTTCTTGATGCTGTTGATTTAAAATATACTGTTATTACTAATTCTACTAGACCAACATTTTCTACTGGACACCTTGCTAGAAATTGGAACGAATGTTTGATTGATGGATTTAAAGATTTAGAAAATCCAGATTGTGATATTGTTATTCTTTCTCAAAATGACGTTCATTATGATGAAGGCACTATTAATAAATTAGTTGAAAGTCATAAGATTTATAATTTTATTACTAGTGGATGTGGAGATGCTTTCCATAGTTATACTGTTGATGCAATTATCTCAGTTGGATTATGGGATGAAAGATATTGTAACATTGGATGGCAAGAGTGTGATTACTTTTTAAGACATTTGATTTATAATAAAAATGGAAGTTCTATAAATGACCTTTTACATTCTAGAATCAATAATAGATTAGATTATGATGTAGCTAATGTAGAAGAAAAGTATTCTGGATTTGTTAGAAATGACATACATCATATGAAATCATTGAAATACCATAGTATTTCTATGAATACTTTTATTAAGAAATGGGGATTAGGAGTTCCTGGAATAGATTGGCAGGGTCCCATGGATGAATATAAAGATGGAATATATTCTAGTGCATATGACATTACTCCTGATATTGTGCTAGAATGTCCACAGTGGATAATGTATCCTTTTTTTGAAAGTAAGATACCTAACTTAAAAAATAAAAATTATATCAATTATGAAACACAAAATTAATTTAGTTGGAAATTCCTTTACTCATCTTACTGGAGGAAATAAAGGATACTCTGTACATGGAAAAGAATCTAAGTACATTGAATGGGTCTTTGATCTTTCTGCAGATGAAACTGTTTATGTAGACCAAAATATTAATCAAGCATTTACTGATGGCATTCCAGGTAAAAAATATGGATGGTTGCTTGAATCTAAATTTGTAGTTCCAGGAATTGCAGAAGAGATAAAGTCAAATGTAGAAGAATATTTTAAAGTATTTGAATATATCTTCACGCACAATAAAGAACTTCTTAGTCTTGACTCTAGATTTAAGTGGTGTCCAGCTCAAGGATTTTGGATTAAAGAACCAAAGATCTATGAGAAAAGTAAAATCATTTCTATGATTTCATCTAATAAGGCATTCACTGAAGGACAAAAAGATAGATTGAATTGGATGGAAAGACTTGGGGATCAAGTTGATATCTATGGTAGAGGTATCAATCCAATTGAAAATAAAGAAGAAGGTCTCTGTGATTATATGTTTTCTGTTGTAATTGAAAATGGAGTTTATGAATCATACTACACAGAGAAGATTCTTGATTGTTTTGCTACTGGTACTATCCCTGTTTATCTGGGATCTCCTGACATTGGGGAATATTTTAACCAAGATGGAATCATTCAATTGAGTGATGAGTTTGATGTTTCTGAAGAAATTTATGAAAGCAAGATTGAAGCAATCAAAGATAACTTAGAAAGAGTTAAACAGATTGAAGTTCTGGAAGATTTTATTTACATTAATTATTTGCAATGATCTCATTTAATCAGTTAGGAAATTTAGGAAGACTTGGAAATCAGATGTTTCAATATGCCTCTTTAAGAGGTATTGCTGCGAATAGAGGATTTGAGTTTTGTATTCCTCCACAACAAGTGTTTGGTGTCAGTGATCCAAATGTAAAAAATTCAGAAACTAATATTCATACTGCTTTTGATTTAAGTAAGTATAATAAATTCCTTGAACCAAATCAAATGGTTAAGGAATCTGGATTTCATTTTGATGAATACTTGTTTAATAACTGTCAAGATAATGTAGATCTTTATGGATATTTTCAATCTGAAAAATACTTTAAGAATATTGAAGAAGATCTTAGAAAAGATTTTACATTTAAATCTGAAGTAGTAGATGTATGTGAAGAGTTTATCCAAGAGATTGTTAAGAGTGATCAAATAATTTCTTTGCATATTAGAAGAGGAGATTATTTAACCTTACAATCTTTTCATCCAACTCCACCACTTGAGTATTATTCTGAAGCACTATCAAGGTTTGAGGATATTCCAGTTATTATTTTTTCAGATGATAGTGAGTGGTGCGTGAGACAAGATTTATTTGATCCAGATAGATTTTTTATATCTCAAGCAAATATGGCAGAATATGATATGTGTCTTATGTCTATGTGTACTCATCATATCATTGCAAATAGTTCATTTAGTTGGTGGGGAGCATGGCTAGCTAAAAGTAAAAATGTTATTGCTCCAAAAATTTGGTTTGGACCTTCTTTACCAGACCATAATACAAAGGATCTTTATCTGGATGATTGGGAGGTTTTATGAGAACTTTAAATGATTTTTTTGACAAGATTTATTGTATTAATCTTGATGAACGAAAAGATAGAATGGTAGAAACAGCAAAACACTTTACTACTCATAATCTTTGGGTGGAAAGGGTTCCTGGTATTAATGGTTCTAGTATGAACCTTGATTTTCCTCCAGCAATTAAAGAAGGTGCTGTAGGTTGTGCGTTATCTCAGTTATTTACTCTTAAGATGGCAAAGCAAATTAATGCAAAGTCATTTTTACTTCTTGAAGACGACATTGAATTTGATCCTGAATTAAATTCAAAGTTCAGTAAATATTATGCTGAAGTTCCTAATGATTGGGACATGCTATATCTTGGGGGTCAACATTTCCATGGTATGAATCTTACCCAAGTTACAGAACATATCTACAGATGTGAATATACATTATCTGCACATTCTGTTGCTTTTAAGTATACAGTTTATGATAGATTTATTAATAAACTTGTGGACATTACTAAACCATGTGATGTGCATTATGCACAATCTCATAGAGAAATTAATGCATATGTCATTGTTCCTCATTTAACTTGGCAAAGAAATAGTTATTCTAATATTGAAAAATTTCAAGTTGATTATACATTTTTAAAAGATCATAGATATCCACAGTGGGGGAAACCATGACAGATACTTCTACAGTAAAAAAGAAACTTAAAGGAATTGGTCCTGTTCTTTGGATCAATCTTGATACTGAAACAAACAGACAGGACCATATGAATAGTCTGTTTGATTTTTATGGAATAGAAAATACTAGAATCTCTGGAATTGATGCCAGAGGAGATAATGATGTAACTGATCTTCTAGTTGGTAAATTTCCTGAGTTATTGACTCAAGGAGAACTTGGGTGCACGATGTCCCACCTAAAGGCTATAAAACATTTCTATTTTGAAACTCAATTAGATCACATTATTATATGTGAAGATGATATCATATTAGATACAGTTCCTTACTGGCCTTTTACATGGGGTGGGTTTATGGCTTCTGCACCTTATGACTGGGATGTTTTGCAGTGTGCTATTACTAGCACTAAAAATCTAAGAGCAAATCTACACCCAAGACTTATAAATGATTTCTGTGCAGCATTTTATGTCATAACAAGACATCATGCAAAGAAAATAATTAGCAATCATTGTAGAGGGGAAAAATATAGGTTAGATCAAAAAATAAAACCAAGAGCAACTTCAGAAGAGATTATTTATAATTCTGGTAGGACCTACTCAATGCCATTATTTACATATAGATATGATTTTCAATCTGGAATTCATCAAGATCATATTGAAGTTTTTCACAAACAAAATGTAGAAGGAGTATTAAATTTTTGGAAAAACAGACAACCATCTATGGACTCTAATAATCTTTTAGATTATGAGTACTATGGATTCTGGGAACCATTAGTTCATGCTATAGATCCTTGACAAAACTTAATAGATCATATATAATACTGTAATGTTTCTTAATAAATTAAAATGACTGTAACGACTAATGAGTTCGGACAACAAAATATGTTTGCTAAGGAACCAACGATGTACATCTCAGATGAAGATGCCATCAAATATGGTATGATGACTCACAATGAACGTGCTGAACTTGCTAATGGTCGTTGGGCTATGCTAGGATTGATTACTGGAATTGCTTCTTATGCTATCACTGGCAATCTATTTTTTGGACTTGCCTGATGATTGAAGTAATTTTTACAACCACAAGTGTTGCCTTCTTTATCTTGTTGGCACACTCAATCAATCAACTTTCAGAAACTTATTAAGGAGAACTAAAATGAAATTCGGATGGACACCAGAGGCAGAGATTCTTAATGGACGCCTTGCTATGCTTGGATTTGTAATCGCAGTTGGAACTTATTTCACAACTGGGCAAATTATTCCTGGAGTATGGTGAGACCCTAACACAAATAAGTATTCATACTTATCCTTGCTCTAAATATGGGGCAGGGATTTTTTATTTTAATGGTATACTATTTCTTTTTAGTGTATTTTATTTTAATGGTAGTATCAATTACAATGAAGGCATCAAAATCTAAATAAGATAGTTGTTAAAAATATAATAAAATGAAAGTAGACCTTCATAACTTTTTTCTATATTTTGATCCAAAGAATCCAAAACATGTTGCAGCAGTAGAGCAACTTGAAAAGGATTTGGAACAAAAGCAACCAGATTTGATTCAAGATGAATCTGAGTGGGTAAGAATTTTCAGAGAAAAAGCACCAGTTCCTGCGCAGACAGGAGTTTTGGCAGTTCCTTATTATCCACAGACAGATAATTACAGAGATGCTGATAGAACTTGCAACTCTTCATCCTGCGCTATGTGTCTTGAATATTTTAAACCAGGCACTTTAATAGGGGCACAAGGAGATAATGCCTACCTTCAAAAAGTATTCGCAATTGGTGATACAACAGATCACACAGTTCAAACCAAAGTTCTTGAGAGCTATGGTGTTAAGTCACAGTTTAGTTACAATCTTTCTTTTGCTGATATTGATAAGAGTTTATCTGCTGGAAAGCCTGTTGTTATTGGTATTCTGCACAGGGGTTCTCTTTCTGCACCTACTGGTGGGCACATGGTTGTAGTTATTGGTAAGAAAGGTAGTGACTATGTTGTGAATGACCCCTACGGATCTCTCAATGATGGTTATACTGGTGCAGTAACCAATGGCAAAGGTGCTGTATATAAGAAATCTGATTTAACTTATAGGTGGTTAGAGAATGGTAAAGATAAAACTGGGTGGGGAAGAATTTTTGCTACAAAAAAGTAGAACGTTCTACTCCACAAGCAGGAGTAGAACTCATCAAAGAATTTGAAGATTTTAGTTCTACTGCATACTATGATCCCTTAACAGGAAGTCTTCCCATCACCATAGGTTGGGGAAGTACCAAAAACTTTGATGGAAACCCATTCAAAATTACTGACAAGATTAATATTCAACAGGCAAATCTATTAATAGAGCACCAGATAAAGACTGAGTTTTTACCTGCTCTGGAAAAAATTCCTTATTGGGGAGAGATGAATGACAATCAAAGAGGGTCTTTACTTAGCTTTGCTTATAATCTTGGTGGAGATTTCTATGGTAGTCCTGACTTCAATACTATTACAAGGGTATTGAAGAATAAGGAGTGGTCTAAAGTACCTGAAGCATTAAAACTTTACAGAAATCCTGGCACTAATGTTGAAGCAGGATTATTAAGAAGAAGAATTGCAGAAGCAAAATTATGGTCATCCTGAATAAGGATCAGCAATACCTTCATTCAACATTCTCTCATTGACTGTGACTGGCTCACCTACAAGATAAAGAGTTCCAAGGATTCTTCCATACTTGTCTTCTTTTGTAGTTTCAATGATCCACTCACCTTGTTTAGAAAGTTCTTTTGTCAACCATTCTTTTGCTGCTAGACCTTTTGCTTTCTCTTCAATATTTAAAGTTCTAGTTTCTGCGGCATCAATACCTTTAAGTCTAACTCTATGTGATAGAGTCACACCAAAACCCAAATCAATATCAAGATCAACAGTGTCACCATCAACGACTTTGTTGATTTTTTTTACTTTATATTGATACATTTTTCTTTCCTCACTCATAATCTTCCTTCTTCTTTGTGAATCCAAGTTTTCAACTGTTGCAAATATTGCCTGAGTTCATCTGCCTTCTCTAAATGCCAAATATCACCAGTTTTAAAATACTCTTGAGTATGATTATCTATTGCCTTTAGGATATTATGTATGGGTGCGTTCCAAGGTTCTCTATGAGGAGTATTCCACTCTCTTGGCATACATCCTCACTTTTTCTTGCCACCATTTTTTGCTTTCTTGGCAGTGGCATTACCTTGATTTTGCTTTCCACCAGCAGATCCCTTCTTTCCCTTGTTTGCTGACTTTGCCATTACCTTACTGCATTGACTTATTATTTATATTAATATGAGTGGGTTGACAGATCCAGTACCCAGTGCTACAATAAATAGATGTTAAGGAATCAAGACATTTCTTAATCTTCTGTAACCGAGATCACCAGAAGTAAAGCATCTCTCATACCTACACTGGAGGGTGGTGTAGGAATACCTGTACTTTTTCAGTTCCCCCTGAATTCATACTTACCCTTTTAATAAATGACTGCTACAATTGCTACACGCTCTAATACTAATCTATGGAATGATTTTTGTTCCTGGATTACTTCAACTAACAACCGTCTATATGTTGGGTGG